TTCCGTGTGGTCCTTCTAATAAACCATCTGGCGTAATCAAAGGTACATTTGAGAAATTATGACTTATTTCATCAAAATCAACCTTATAGTTACTCTGAAAATATGAACTTAGATAAGTGAAGGCTAAGTCAGAAAGTTCAGGACATACACTTGTGTCGAATGCGGAAAAGTCAACGCTCAACATAGTTCCACTTCTGGCGTTACAGTCTAAAACGAACTTGACTATGAAAGGATCAAGATCGACTGGCCCTTTGTAAGCTAAGAGCCAAGGTATATTATTTTTAAAATAATCAAGAAGGGGGTAAAAGAATCTAGCTTCGGATAATACTTGAGCACAAGCAATACCCCAAACTGACCTTGTCTTAAGCATTTCTTGAGTTCTAGTGTAACAAACGGAAGCAAGTTTCAAACTCAAATCGTATTTCAACAAATCTGGTTCTTTAACATATCTATCTAAAACGGGACCTTTATCTGTCATATTGCGAAGACCTGAAGCGGTAGATCTTTTCATGCGTTTTGCAGCATTAGCAGTATCTAATGGTCTAAGCCTATTGGAACCGTCGTTTGTAATACCTTTAGGTAGCTTGGAAGGAGTAATAGGGTTAAAAGTACCTTTAACACCTTCCTTTGTTTGAGACCACGGTTTAGCTAATGATCTAGGTGAAAATTTAGCTAACTCGCGTTCTTCAATCTCTAAAAGAGAAGGAATCAACTTGACAGAGCTGCGTTCAAAACTATTCTGAAATTCGCTGAGTATAGTATCCGGAGAGTACTTCTCGCCAAGAGGTGTGACGATCGGATCCGAGTCTAAACTACCTAAAACTTGTCGATTAAGCGTATGGGACAGTTTATCTATTTCAAATTGATTAACTTTATATTTATCTTTTACAATTTTGAGTGTGCGAGACACGCTGTTAGTTGAATTTGGCATTATTTCATCTTCGGCTTACTTTTCTTCTTCTTCTTCTTACCTTTTCCGGCTGATGCAGGACTTGGTTCAGATTCAGAAAAGCTTTCCATAGCGTTAGATCTGGCTTGTGCTCCTTCAATACTAACGATGTAATTGAAATATTCTAGATATTTATTATATCTAGCTTTCTTATCGTTACCATGTAGGACATAAGTTCCGACAGTAGTAGATGGGAAAAGTGCAATGTTATGTGTAGTAAATGTACGCACAGTACCTGCATTCAGAGTCGCAATTTTAATTGCTGTTTTCCATCTATATATAACAGCATGTTCTGTTGCTATACTCGTTGCCACAGTCGGATTACCACTTGTAATGCTCACACCACAATCTTTAACTAAACCATAAGCCCATCGTCCAGCTGTGTTATTATTAACAGTTAGAACTAGAGGACGTACAAATTCTAATCGACTTGAACAAAAGTATCCAGCTGTATTACCATTGCTATCATACATTGGTTGTTTACCATTTAAGAAAGGTACTAGTATACCACCTGCTCCAGAACCTGATGCAGAAGGGTTTGCACTTATGTCAAATCGATTGTAAATCATATGGTCACCGTTTGTACCTGGGTTTTCCTGTTGTACTGTGATCATAGTATCGTTAACCTCTTCAGTTCTATTATATTCAGATTTACATACAATAGGAATAGGATCGTTACCATCAGCACCATGATGAACAGCAGGTATTTGGTTAATATAAATATCTAACCAGTCAGGATCATACATAAAAGTAGTCGTTTGTGAACTACCAAGTAAATTTCCATACCAAGAAACAAATACTCTAGAAAGTTTACCACTTAATGAAGACATCCAATTACTAGTTGTGAAACCTGTACTAAATTGTACGCCGGTCCAAACATCAGGATAATTTGAATTACTAAAAGTAGTACCTAATAGATCAACGCAATATTTTATTCCTCTTCCATTAGCATATAGACTTGTAGTATCCGTTAAAACGTATCTATCAAGAACTGCTTCATAAGAGAAAGGAACGGGAGAGAATAGAGCGAC